ACTGGAGTACGTCTGCGTCGTAGCTGTCGCGGATTTTGTAAGCGGCACGATCAGTTGCCAACTCCATGAAGTTTACATGGGTGATGGCATCTTCCAGATCATCAAGCTTGAACGAAAAGTAGTTCGCCATGTCGATGATCATCGTGAAGTCGGCATCAGTCAGAGCTTGCTGAGAGATGTCCGTACCACGAGTGTACGCGTTTACAGTGATGTCCGGCTCTTTGATGATCCGAACTGAGTCGCCGATATTGGCGATTTCGCCGAAGTAATCATTGTTAGTGATGTCTTCGACAATTGAGGTCTTACGGAACGCTACCTGCGCTTTCTTGCTGAAAATGATCGGCGAGAAATTGCCGTTGGTAAACTGTCCAGAAAGACCGGAGGTGGTTGCGGAAATTTTTGTACCTGCAGCCATTAGATTTCTCCAATCCAAAGAAAAGTTACACGAAAGGGCAGAGCCAGAATTGACACTGTCCTGCAAGAAATCCCCAGTGCGTTCAGAGGTCTTAGCGTTGTCAGGTTACCTTTGGCCAAGGGGCTGACTGCACAGAGTGTTCTGAATGAAGTGTGGTTTCTTAAAACGATTTCCGGAAATGCGTAGCCACAAAGAGTGGGGGCAAACGGGGCAGACAAACTGCCCCATTAATATCCATAGTTATATACTACGAATGTGTTTTTGTCAATAGTTTTAAATCACTATTAACCTGAGACGTCGTAGATGAATCTGCCTTCTTCCATTGCTTGACTGATTTCATCTGCCATCTTTTCGTATTGCTTGTCTGACATGGCAGCAACCTCTGATTCTAAGATCGTACCTTTGTCTTTGGGCATTTGTACGTTTGATCGAACCGATACATCCATAGCAGCGTCACGATCTGAATTAGAAGGCCTGCCTTTTTTCTTACCTGCTTTGGTAAGGCCCATGTCAGCCTTGTAAAGATCGATGGCACGAGCAGCAGACCTTGCGTCAGCTTCGTTCTCGTACAGTGCTTGCTGCACCCACTTGGGCTGTTCTTCTGCCCAGTCATGGAATGCATCGTCATCCCTAATCTGTTCAAAATCCGGATGAATGTTAAGAAGCTGTGCTTCTGCTTTATCGCGAGTTGCAGCATTCTGCATCTCATCAATCTGTTTCATCCGCTCTTCAAGATGTGTCTGTTGTTCCCGCGCCTTCTTAGTGGCAATGGTTTCAACAATCGCCGCAACATCAGGGTATTCTTTTGACCAAGCATCGATCTCTGCTTCAGTCTTGGGCAGTTGAATAGACTGCTGTGCTGCTTGAGTTAGCTGTGATTTGATGTCAGCTAGTTCTTTCTCGAAGTCTTCCTTCTGCTTTTGCGAATGACGGCGAAGATCACCGTACCGCTTCTTGAAGGTTTTTTCTTCAGCAGTCAGGTTTGCATCGTGTTCAGCAATTTCCTGTTCTTTAGCTTCTGCTTCTGCCTGCTCTTCGCCAGCGAGTTGCGCTTCCATCTCTTCCAGTTCGCGCTCTTCGTCTTCGACGGTCTTGGTGTTCCGGTACATCATCGGACGTACCTTTACTTTCTTTTCTTCTTTAATGGCGATCTCTGCCATGTCTTACTCCGTAATTGGGGCTACCGTAGCCAGTGCAGGGGGATAGGTTGCCAATTGTGGGATTATTTTCTTGAAGCTAATCCCTTTCGCTTCTTCGTACCCAGCCCACCTGCATTGAAAGGTCTGCTGGTCCGTTCAAAATTTGTTGGTGTAAACATCGCTGGTGATGACGGAACGCTGTAGGAGTTGACTGGTCCTCTATCACTTCGATCAGGTGGCGGTGTTGGCGTTGAGCCTGTATATGCAAAACCGCCATCCAATCCGGCATTTTCTCCCGGATCATCATCCTGCGTAAATCGTGGGTCGACGTAGGGTCTTTCAACCAGTCTTGGGTCTTGTTCAAACCCAAACCCTTTGAGGCCTGCACCAGATTGCATTGCGTAGCTTGGTGGGACTGTCGGCTGCGGCACAGTAGGCAAAGGTTGATCGCCACCCGGACCTGTTGGAGGTGGTTGTGTCCCGAATATAGGTGTATTGAATCCCGGACCATCTGGGCCATCTGGAGCTTGTGCTGTTGGGGGTTTCATATCTAGGCCAGAACCCGTAACACCTGCGCCACCTCCAGCATCACCCGGATCATCATCCTGCATAAACCGCTGCACACCGCTTCCGTCTATCGCATTTAGAAGCGTTTGAACTGCGTCTATCTTAGTAGTGTCAACATTGCCCAAGCCGGTTGTGTGGGTTTGAACACCACCCTGCAGCGCCAATCCTATGATTGCATAATCGGCTTCGGTAAACGTGTTCGATGTTTTGCCTAACGCTTGAGCTAAAGCATCTTGAAGTTCGTTGCGTGGACCATCTCCAAAAATAGATTTGATGCTGTCTTTAAGGCCCATCTCAGGAGAGCCGCCTTCAACAAACTCTTTACCTTTTTGCTGCAGACCTGCTCTTTCTACCAAAGCCTTGTGTATTGCATTACCTGAGCCGGGATCTGCAGCTGATCCACTGTTTAGCGAAGCCGTTCTTTCTTTGCCTTTCTTAACTCCGTCAGGGGTAAGCGCCATGAAGAAACCCCCAATTCCTTTATTACCGAGATCAAGGCTTTTTGCTTCTTCAGCCGTTAGCTGAATCTCGCCGTATTCTGAGTTCTTTAGATTAACTCTGCCGTCAAACTCGTAGCTAATACCCCAAGTAGTTCCGCCCACAATGCGGCCATTGGATATAAACCCGCCCGTCACAATAGTTGCGCTAGGTGTGTCCGGATCAGGATCATCGTCTTCTTGCTGTACTTGCGGCTGCTGCACTCCCGGCTGCTGCGGAGCAGTTGGGGCAGGATCAGGAACTGCTGGATCAGCAGTAGGATCAGAACCTTCTGGATAGAAGCCTTCAGGCACTTGAGATACAGGAGCACCATTGATGTGCATTATAATAATCTTACGACCTGCATCATTTATATAAGTAACGATTTTCGCTTCATCGCCATCTGTACCCATCAACTCGCGGAATGATTTATATCTTTTTTCGCCTTTTACGTCGCCGCCCTCTGCCATCTCTAGTTCGGCAATCATAACAGCGGGGACATCCATATCGTCTGGCATATCAAATACGTCAGCGGATACGTCGTCTTCCATTATTGCTTCATCGGCGTTGCTCATCTGGCCCATGTCTTCCATTCGAGACAAACCAACTTTAGCCTGCTGCCGCATCATCATTAGCTTTTCTAAACCTATGTATCGAACAACATCTGCCGGAAATACAAACTCGCCCTCGCTAAGTCGTGCATCGATGTCATCTCGCACTTCTTCTTTCAGTGCGCCGGGTGGCACTTCATTGCCTGAAACAGGGTCAACAGAACCGCCCTGATCTTTCAGTCCACCTTCTCTATATTCCATCATCAGCATTAACCTCTTCTCGAAGCATTTTGATACGCTTCAACGCGGTGATTGCACCTTGGGTGCGGTAAATGTCTGTAGGGTTTGTTTGCTGCTCTAATGTTCTGTGATGTTGAGCAACAAGTTCATCTACATAATTATTGAATGCCTGCCATTGGCGGTTGTTGTTGACCTGCGGCTTCAGGCTGTTGAGTATTTTGCGGTCCATTATTTCCTGTGAATCCCGGCTCACCCGGCGCAGGTGCTACGCCAGTTCCGATTGTGCCGCCGCCAGTACCTGTTGGATCTGCTGGGTTTGCCCCAGCCGGTGCTGCCTGCTGCTCGGCCATTGCTTGAATGCCACCCGTCTGTGCAAGAAGCTGTGCCTGACGCATGGCTTCTTCCATATTGTTGGTGACTTTTTCTGGATCGAGTTCCAGCGACTTTGCAATCTCTCGAATGATGTACGAAGTCTTTGCAAACGGAGCTAGCATCTGATTGCTAGTAATTTGCAGGAACTGCATGAGACGCTGGCTACGGACCTCGTTAGCCATCAGGCTTTCTGTGCCACGCGCTTTAACTTCGAGATCACCATTAGTTTCGGGGTCGAAGTCAAACTGCATATTAAACTGGAACAAACCTTCACCCAGTGGTCGCAGTAGATAATCATCGATATTCTTGATGACAGTCTTGATGCTACCGCTGGCGGCGTTCATCAGCATCGATATGCCCGATGCTGTACGGCCTACGCCCGTAACGCCGGTTTGACCATGTGCAAAGGAAGGGAAGCCTGTGCTTTCATCAGCAAGCTGTCGTGCTTTATCAAATAACTGCATATTCTCGCCAGCAACATTCGGAAACTTTGTCCCAAAGATTGCTTGCCCAGGTGCGCCTGCCTGACGACGAAATACCTTGCCGGGGTAGATAGCCATATCCTGACCCGGAACTAGGTTCGTTTCATCGATCTCGATAAGCAGGTTGCCCGACAGAACAGCGTTATCCACTGCCATACGCATGAAGCCGTTCATAAGCATCTGCGTATCTTCCATGTTCTCTGCCAAACCCACACCAAAGAAGCTGTATGGGTTCATCTCATACGGCACAGCCATATAAGGAATGCGCATAGGCTTGAATGGATTTAGAACCAAGCGAATTAGTTTGTTGTTGCAAACCCACGCATTAGCATGGATCTCGTCTGCATCCTGCAGCCCTTCGGGCAGCTCTATTCCGTTGTCTTCCAGATAGTACTTATCAAAGCATCCCCAGTATTCCAGAACTTCGAAACGCTCTACATCCTGATACTGCTGATAGTCGCGTAGCGTGTCTTCCCAATATTCGCGGGTAAAGTTCTCGCCCATCTCGATGCACATATCGATTGCATCGGGGCGGAAGTGCGGACGCTTCTTTAATTCACGAAGCTGGCTACGGTTCAGACGATGCCTTTGGAAAACGTAGTTAGCATCGTCCATGTTTGTAGCGTCAGGATCTGGGTAGAAGTCCCAAAGCGAAACGTGACTTACCTGCGGTACAAGCTTGAAGTTAGGATCGTACTCACCGTCATCGTTCCAGTTCGCATATTCTTTCTCTACAGCAAACGGGCCTTTCATAATGCCCGTACCAAACAAAGCCATCTCGAATGCAGAGCTACGAAGATGCTTACTTGCACTGCTTTCTTCTAGTTGGTCTTTGATCTTCTTTTCCATCTTCTTTGCAGCCAACATAGCTGGGTAGAATGTGGCTGAAGATGGAGTAGCTCCTGCGCCTTCCTTTACCCCTTCAATCTCGCTCAGAGGGTCGCTGAGTGGCCCTAAACGATCCATAAGGGTATTGAGCGTATCACCCGGCTGAAGGCCTTGTCCGTCGCCCGGAAAACCATAGGGAGAAGAGGGGGGTTGTTGTTGTTGCTGCTGACTATCGAAGTGTACAGCTTCAGCGACTTTTTCTGGAAGTTCGGTAGGCTCGATGCTGAGTGGAAACGAGTTATTGGCAAACAACACATCGGTGATCTGACCGTATGCAGCCAGTACCTTTGTCTTAGTCACCTTCACAAACACACGAGACTTTTCAGCTTCTGTGAATGACATGTCGTCAGAGTACATACCACGGTAATTCTGGTAAGCGCTTAACCAACGCTTTTCATCATTGATCCGTGCATCTGATGCTTTCGTCCACTTTCCTCGAATCGTTTCGAGAATGGCACGAACAGTAACATCACCTTCGTCCTCTTCAGGTGTATCTTCGAGGACTACAGTTTCGTCAGTCTCTGGAATGATGTCATCTTCTTCCATGTTTTTTCCTTAGTAGCCAAACACGCGATCTATAGGCCGGTAGTTTGGGGTTGGCATGTTGTCGCCAAATACACTGAAGCGTGGTCTGGTCATAATTCCGTATCGAAGCGAGTCGTAAAGGTGGTCTTCAGATTTAGTATCGATGTCTTCTGGATTCTTCTTGTCCAGCGGTATGATTGGTAGCTGGGAGATCAAATTTCGACAGGTGTTGAAGAATACGATCTGCGCTTCAAAAGTTTCGTCGTCTACCTTCAGCCTACGGTGCAGTTCGTTCTTACCTGCCACTCGTGAACCAGCGCTTCTATCTGAAGGTCGCCAACGACAGCCCCGGCTAATCATCTGCTCTGCTAGGCTAGGGCCAGTGTCTCCGCGCTTATGCCAGCAGCTACTATCGAGAACGCCGTACCTTATGTTTCCGTCGTCTTCCTCAAGTTCGAGGATCATGTCTGCTAGGTCCGCTGCAAGTACCTTTGATACATACAACTCGCGATACACGACCAGTTGCTCGTCAGGAGTAATTGCAAACCAAAGTACAGCAGAATAACTTCCATATCCGTAATCACACGCCCTGAACTTTACCCATGTCTTTGGAATATCGTATGGGTCAACAACGTGTACATTCCTGTCCCATTCGGTGAAGGCTGCGCCTTCTGCGATATCCCAACTGCCTTCTAGTAACTGTCTTCTTTGTTGCTCTGGCAGCGACAGCAAGTTTGCCTCGTAGTCGCCAGCGTCAGATAGGTACGGGTTGTCTGCCAGTCTTGCTGGTATGAAACGCCGTTTGAATAAAGACTGACCTTCCTTTGAGTGTCCTACCGGATATCGGAGTGTCTCGCCTGTCTCGATGTCAGTAGCATCGAAGGCTTCTCCGAATACTGCTGGGTCAATGAACATCTTCTTGACCCAAGCATGCCCAGCGCCTCCTGGGTTTGTGGTGGCCCTCATGTAAACAGGAAGGTCAGCGGCAGTAGAACGTAGACGAGAGCGGAGATAGTTCCATGCGAATGGCGTATGCCATTGCGTTAACTCGTCCATGCCTATCCAGCTAAAGCTAAGACCCTGATAGCGAAGCACGTCTTCGTCTCTATCGAGGTAAGACAGCCACAGCCTCGCTCCAGATGGCGCAGTCCACTGCATTTTTCTTTCGGACCATTTGATGCCCGGATAAACTTTTGGGTATAGCTCTTGGCTTTTCCAAATCAGTTCTCGCAGTTCCTCGGTTGTCTTACGAAGAAGCAGCCCACTGAACTGCGAGTGTGTCATATAGC